GGTGTGTATATGTTCAGTTACCTCTTAACGTCCAACGACACCTCAGTTCATATGGTTAACATACATATCAATGGAGCAGACAACCTTCAGCCAGTTTTGAAGTATTACACTCAATATGATTCAGCCACAAATGTGGTCATATTCACACTAGCAGCCAATGACTATGTTGAAGCTCACCTTCGTGCATCCTCTGGCTATGGTTATTACGGCGCACGGTTCTGTGGACACCTAATAGGCTAACTCAACGGAGTAAAAACAATGACACAAACAATCACAATCGAACTGACAGACACTCAGTTCAAAGGACTAGAATACGCTGCATTGTCTCCGCAAGAGTGGGCTGAGAACGCAGTGACTGAACGTGCAAGGATTGCTAACGATGAAATCGTGCAGCTAACAGTCCAGCATTGCCTCGACAACGGCATCCAAGTACCAGCGACACGCGAGTTAATCGTTGCCTACGCATTTGATAACGACATCGTGAAGACCGCAGCAGTGCGAAACGCAGAGGCTGAAGCAGCCATCCCCCAGCCGGAGTAACCCATAATGGCACGCGACAAGCTAATAGAGTACGACCAGACCGCCGCGAATAACACGGTGATTGGTGACGTTAACACCAGCGAGACTATGTTGCCGTCTGAGGTTAACGATGCCTTTCGCGAGCTTGCCAGCCACCTAAAGGAGTTTGCTGACGGCACCAGCGGCATCAATGCCCTGAGCCTGACTGACGATACCGACACCAACGCAATCAAGTTCCAAGCGCCTGCAAGCGTTACCGCGACCACCACCTTCACGCTGCCGGACGGCGATGGCACCAACGGTCAGATTATCATCACTGACGGAACAGGAGGTTTAAGCTGGAGTGATGGCTCAAGCCTAACAGGGGTGCAGTCAGGCGCTGGTTACTTCCAAGGCAACAACGGCGATACAGGCGATACAACAAACGGCAAAGGTGATATATTCAGAGTTAACGCTCAGACGCTAACAAGCAATGTCACTATTGCGACTGCTGATAACGCCACGGCTGCTGGCCCACTTACCATTGACGCCAGTGCAACGCTGACCGTCAATGGCAACTTAACAATACTGTGAGGCATAGATGGCTTCGATATTAAACGTAGACCAGATAAACAATGCGGCGGGTACATCTGCTGTCACGCTTGACCCAAGCACAGGTCACGCGACTTTCCCTAATGGGATGACACTGCCAGCAGGGGCTGGTGGCAAACTACTGAACACAGCTACACTTAACGCGCCAACTCAACTTAACGTATCTAGCGGCTATGGTTTCATTGATGGCTGGACAGTTAATTACACCCCTGTCAGCGCAACCAGCACTATTCATTTTATCGTCACAACCCCGACACTCGCTGAAGCCAGTAATCGAATGGATGTTCGGATGTTTTGGCGAGGGGCAAGCCAACAAGATTACCTCACTTTGATGGACGCCGATAGCGTTTCTGGTTGGCAGATACACACATCGACACTTGTCTACACAGTAAGCAGTGGAGGCACATCACAAGGCGCATTGAAACTGACGCTACGTTCAAATGGTCAAGGCACGGTTTACCTAAATTACTCATATTCCGAGTCGAATGTTTTAGTTATGGAGATTGCACAATGAGTACGCTCTATGTCGATACCATTAACGAGAAGACTAGCGGCAACGGTGTGCGGATTCCTGACCTTGTGCCAGCAGCGGGTAGTGTGGTGCAGGTTTTAAGCACGACAAGGACTAACACCGCAAGTTTTTCTTCATCCACTACGAATACTTTTGTTGATATTCCGGATATGTCGGTCACAATTACACCAACTTCAACGTCCAGCAAAATACTTGTCTTTTTTACGGCAAATGTGGGTCAAACTTCGACAGCAACAATTCACGTTAGGTTAGTTCGAGGCAGCACACCAATATATGTTGGAGATAGTGTCGGAACTAGATTGCAAGATAGCGCAATCCTTAGAAGTGACCCTAGTCCTTACGGTTTGGAAATAGCAAATCTACAAGGCACATTTTTAGACTCTCCTGCTACTACAAGCGCAACAGTTTACAAACTTCAGGGAGTTTTAGGAGCAAGTTACAGCGGCACTTTTTACCTGAATAGGTCGGGGTCAGATAGCGATGCTGATTTTGGTGGTCGCACAGCATCATCAATCACAGTTATGGAGATTGCACAATGACGAGCATATTGAAAGTCTCCGAAATCCAAGACCCGACCAACAGCAACACGGCGATTTCGATTGATGCTGCGGGGAATGTGACTGCGCCTAATTTGGTGATGCCAGCGGGGAGTGTGGTGCAGGTTGTAAATAGCTTTTTAAATTCTCAAGTAGTGGTTGGTACGAACACTACTTTTACAATAGCTACAATTAATTTTACGCCAAAATCGGCAACCAGCAAAATACTTTTGCAGCCGTATATCGCAGTATGGCAGGGAGGTAATACTAACGCAGCTTTAGTGTTGACAAGAAACGGCGGCGTTCTGTCCCCAGACCCTGCCCCCAGCATTTTTAATACTGCTCCGACTGTGCCAACTGGCGGTATCCGATATTATGATGACCAAGTTTACTCAGACAACTACGACACTTTGCAAGAGTCTATGTTCTACATTGATAGCCCGTCCACAACTAGCCAAGTAACGTATGTGTTTTCTTTTAAAACTGGTTCATCCACAGGTTATATTAACTGTTCGTCAGCGCAAGGCGCGGCCCAAGGATACGGTTACGGCTCAACAGGGTTGGTTATAACAGAGATTGCCCAATGACCTTAATTTTAAACACACAGGAGTAAACTAAATGGCATCAATAGCAGAAGCCTTAACCGAACTAGGCATCACCGAATGGGTGTTGCGCGGTGAGCCAACAAATGAAGCAGAGTTTAACGAGATGTTCCGTAAGGTTACGGGCGCTGACGCAAACGGCTCGGCTATCGAAAGCAGCAATGTGGCTGACTGGGGTACTGACTGGGCAACCGTCAACGCAAAGCTAACCGAGCTTAATGCAGCGGAGCCTTTGAAGCTGTTACGCGCCGAGCGTGACCGCTTGATTGCGGCTACCGACTGGTGGGCATCGTCCGACCTTACAATGAGCGCCGAGCGTACAGCATACCGTCAGGCACTGCGTGACATCACTGACAGCTACACATCACTTGACGATGTAGTGTGGCCTACAAAGCCGGAGTAAAAGATGGCGATCAGTAAGATCAACACAGATTCTTTAGGCACAGGCAGTGATACTGATGCTATTACGCTGCCATCTGGTACGACTGCTCAACGTCCGTCTTCGCCTGTCGAGGGGATGGTGAGGCAAAACACTGATGAGAACAACAGAATCGAAGCGTATATAAACGGTGCTTGGGAAATAGTTACCTCGGCGGTTGAATATGACATAGAATATTTAGTTATTGCTGGTGGCGGTGCTGGTGGTTACGGAGGCGGTGGTGCTGGTGGATTACGAAGCGCAACAGGTTTTGGGTTAGCTTCAGGAGCCTCTTACGCAGTAACTGTTGGAGCAGGAGCGGCATCTCAAGGTGGCGACCTCAGAGGAAACTCTGGCTCTGATTCTGTGTTTTCCACCATCACTTCTACAGGCGGCGGCGGTGGAGGGACATATGCTGGCTCTGTTGCCGCTCAGACATTTGGTAAAGATGGTGGCTCCGGTGGCGGTGCTGGCTATCCAAACACAAGCGGTGCGGGTTCTGGAACCTCTGGTCAAGGCAATAATGGCGGTGAAGGTTCATCAGGTGTAACTAATAACGATGCTTGCGGCGGCGGCGGCGGTGCAGGGGCAGTAGGTGGAACTGGGACATCATCCGCTGGCGGTGTTGGTGGCGCTGGCTTAAACACTTATTCTGCGTGGGCTACAGCAACATCAACAGGTGATTCGGGGTATTATGCAGGTGGCGGTGGCGGTGGTAGGTATAATGGCAATTCCGGCGCGGGTGGCGCGGGTGGCGGTGGAGCGGCTAGTAATGCCGGTACAGGAGTATCTGGAACTGCCAATACCGGTGGCGGTGGCGGAGGCGGATTAAGCGGCGTAGGGCAAGGTGGTTCTGGTATTGTCATTATTCGTTACTCTGGTTCCCAGCGCGGAACTGGCGGCACAGTTGTTTCATCTGGGGGGTATACTTATCACACATTTACGTCCTCTGGGACTTATATAGCTTAAAGGAAAACAAATGGCACATTTTGCAAAAGTACAAGATGGCATCGTGACCAAAGTTATTGTTGCCGAGCCTGAGTTTTTTGACACATTTGTAGATAACTCACCCGGACGTTGGGTGCAGACCAGTTACAACACTTATGGTGGGCAGCACCCAGAAGGTCGTCCATTGCGTA